GTGTACCTTTTTGCTGCTTAATCCCTCCACACTTATGTCGGCTGCCATTCCTAGTACGTGCTTGCTGTTTTTAACGCCACCTATTGAACGGTTATGCTTTGGGCTGCGATAACCGCTGTTTATTGTTATAGGCTTGTTTAAATAGTCGCGTAATTCTTGCAGTTGCTCGGCTAGTATTTTGATATTGTGCAAAACTTTTGAAGGCATAAGCGCACCGTCTTTACTGTCAAATTCTGATTTGCTAAAGTTCCTAGTTAGTTTCATAATTTTTTACACCTTGCTATCTCTTTGTTTTGCTTTGCAATTATTGCTTTTGATTCTTTTATAACCGTTTCCAGTTGACTGATTATACCTTTTAATTCGGTATTAATTGCTAGTAAATTAGTAACGTTTTCTTGCATATCTTCAAGTAGTTGCTTTTCCACTTCGCGGACGGTTTTTAAGTTTTGTAACTCTACACCAACGGCATTGGCTTCCGCTTCTTTGTTTGTTGATGCTTGTATTTTACGTCCTGTGAACCAAGCGGCAACTGCGCTTAGTGCTAGGAATATATTATCCCAGTGGTTCTTAATTAAATCAATCATTTTATTTATTCGTTTATATTATACCAACCCTTTGGAATCTCCTTAATTAATATCATTTCGCTTTCATATTTATCATGCTTAAAAATTGCAAATCCTTTACCGTTTTCGTTTTTAATAACGCTTGCCCAAACACTTGTTGAGCTTTGATAATTTTCTCCTATCTTTACTTTTGTGTTATAATCTTCGCACTGTTTTTTTGTTCCTTTGTAGTACATATTTTAATATATTGAATAAAAACCGTTAACATTATTTTCTTTTTCGACTGTATCACTTGTATTTCTAAAAATAACCATTTCTTGAAAAGAAAGCATACCAAAATTTGAGGGGTTTATGAATCTATAACCTAACGCTAAAACATTGTTTCCAAAACTGAAATCTATTTCTCGGTAAATCAAAAATTGATTTGTTGACGCTGTGTACGCTTCGCCTCTGTTAGCAATAGTTGTTGTTGTGCCGTTTAACTTTGTTAGTGATATAGTAGGAAAATTATCAACAAGTGTTGAACTAGAACCGTTAGTAATAACAAAACCATAATCCTCACCTCCTGAATTACTTCCGAAAATACTCCCAGACTTTCCTTCATTATCTCCAACATAAAACACACCCTTAACGGTTACACCATCGTTAGGAGCGTAAGAAGATATATAACCGCCATTATTATCTGTACTTCTTAATATTATAGGCTTGCCGTTTTCTGTCTGTAGAGTGCCGCCTATTACTATTATACCTTGTCTTGCTGCGTTTGTTTGCGTCAGGTCATTACTACCTACTTGATCATAAATAATAGTAACAAATCCATCACCTGCGCCTGTCCAAGTTGTTAACGTTCCGTCAGTAATTTCTAATGCTGTGAAATCTAATTCAGCGTTATCACTTGACCGCCTTGCTTTGATTACATTAGTAGTTGAAGAACTTAAAGAGCGTAAAGAATAAGCAGCTAATGCGCCCGAAAACCTATCTATTAAAAAAGGATTTAATCTTAACCTACTAGCCGCTATAATTGAAAAGTTCATATTATGCAAGTTTTAAAGTTCCGATTAACGTTGCTACATTGCTGCCTTTTGTGCGTATTCCAAACGGTGCAAATTGTCCTGCTGTTTTATTGTCAAAGTCTGCAAATTTATTAAGCGTTCCAGTTGCTGCGGATACAAAGCTTACTTCTCCCGTTCCTGTTTGCTCGCCTTGAAACTCTATACTAGCGGCAAAACCTAAAGGCAATGTAACCACGCAAGCCCCTGAAAACTCTAGGTAAAAATCTACATCGGTAACAAGCAAAGTGTATGTGCTTGCGCTTATGATTTTAGCGGGGTTTATACTTGCCACCTTACGCCATACGCTTCCGTCGTGTATGTTTAAACGCGCGTTCTCATCTAGCATTACAGAGCCTTTAACAGCGTTTGTAATAGTAGATAATGCAGCCGTAAAGAACTTTTGCATACCGTTTTTAAACAGCGTGTACGCGTCTGAACGGTTGCTAGCAGATGTACCGTTGCCGTAGTTTACAAGTCTGTCAGTAAGATTAAATAAAAATGCGCTTTGTGGCGTGTAGTCTGTTCCGTTTACACCTCCTGAATGTTCTGCAAGTGAACGCGCAAAATTACTGTCTCCCTCTACGTGCGAATATTCACCGCTTGCTACTGTAGCACCTCCCTCAGCGTGTGAGTTATTTCCGCTTGCTGTTGTTCCATTTCCCTCTGCGTGTGATACATCACCACTTGCATTTGTGTTAGATCCTGATGCGTGTGAAGAATTTCCACTCGAAGTTGTTCTATTGCCTGATGCTTTTGCAAAATTGCCGCTTGCTGTTGTGTTAAATCCTGATGCGTGTGAAAGTTGACCTGTCGCACCTTTTGTAGTGCTTGCGCCTGCTGAAATACTTAAATCTACCGCACCTATTCCTATATCTCCATAGTTTGAAGGATCAGCATCTTTAAGCCTGTAACCTGTTTTACCGTTTTCTGTAATTTTTACAAGTTGACCTATGCTAATAGAACCCGCGTTTATTTGCGTAGGCTCGCCTGTACCGTCTTGAATTAAAACTTTTGCATTTACAGGCAAAACGGTGTCCGTTACTTTTTCGTTAAAATAATCCCTAAATAGTTTATCTGCCATTATGCGTATATTAAGCGGTTATTGTCACCGTCTGTTAAAATCTCAAATAGTTCACTCAATAAATAATCGTTATCGGTGGCTAAAACAAAGCCCGCATCTTCTAAATTCGTAAATAAAGGCGATTTAAAACGTTCCCTTGCTTCTAGTTCTAACTGATAACCGTTAAAATCTGCGTTTCCATTACCTATACTTACCGTAAGGTTAAGCAAATCCACCCCATTAAACGCACCCATTAGCCGAAACAGACCGTTATAATCCTCAACTATTACACCCAGCCTTATATCTTGGAATCTATCTAAATCAAAGCTACTTTCTAACTCTATTTTTTTAAGGATTAAATTTACTTTTTGCTCATATCCGTTGTTATCGATTAAACTTTCGCTTAAATCATTTCCGTTCGCGAGTGTTTCAAACTTATAAACTAGCGTAATAGGGTAAGACTCTAAATTAACACCTCTAACGCCTTGTATTTGTGTGAGGTTATATTGCTGCCAACTCCATAAGTAAACGTTTCTAACACCTCCTAGCGTGTCTTTACACGGTTCTGTACGTCCTCTATCTATCTGACCCATCGAGATACCATAATTTTATGCGTGGTGAGTCTTTTAAATAGAAACCACCTACTATATTGCTGCTTATTACAGGGTCGATGTCGTAATTATTCGGCTGCGATTGTTGATACTCTTGTATCTCATGCCCTTTATCTTGTAAATATCGTTCTAATCTATCTATATAAACTTGCGCTTTTTCTCTTATGGCATTGGTGCGTCTGCTTATTATTGTTTCTTGCGTGTTTTGCGCGTCTGGCGGTGTTAAGTCAAACACTCCGTTATTATTTACCGACATACTAGCAAATAAAAGGTATTCAGCAAACACGCTATTCCATAAAATAGGCTTGCAATAGTCAAACACTATTTTTCTGTAATGACCTGTAAGCGAGTCTATACCGTTATCTGTTATATCTTGCAGTATCTTATCTAGTAACGCAGTGCCTAGTGTAGGCTCTAGTACAAAGACCTGCTGTTCTGGTATCATGTACGCGTATTTATCGACGTCAACGTTGCCGCCCATTGGCGTCTTACTTGTTATCTCTATGGGTTGTATGATTAAAGCCATGTTATCTTAGTTTCCAGAAATTATTTGATTGACTTGCAATGCTTGCTACTTTATTAGCGTATTCGGGAAGTCTAAAATCTGCCCTGTCGCTTGGATCTAATGCTAAAATTCTACGCCTTGCCTCGTTTACAGAAATGCGCTCATTGTTGCGTCTTAAATACACGCGACGTTCCCAAAAATGCTTACATCGTACACCGCCTTTGTATAAAAAAATGTTATATGTATTTGAACCATTAGCACCCATTCCTGCCTGTATTACTTTCTCACTCGCATCGTCAATGTCCTCTTTTCTATATACTAATTTAGCCGACATCATTGCCTTGCAAAATTCTCGCTGTGGGTTAGGATTGCCCTTGTAAACAAATCGAACCTTAAATAGTTCATTGTCCTGATCGCTTTTAGTTGCTGGGCTGTTTGCAATCGGGCTTGCGAGGTTTATGTCTACAGGTATGCCGCGTATAGCTTCTTCGCTTATAAGTTCCCACTCGTCGCCTATTACTTCGCCTAACCCTATTAAAAACGCTGAACCGTCGGGCTCTTGCTCGCTTAGTGTAGTTGTTTCTACTGGTGCGTCCATCATTTCCTCTTGCTCCTCTTTTTTATTTAAGGCTTCAAAGTAAAGGTCTAGATTAATACCTTGCTCTTGCAAAAATGGTGTGATACTGTCTATTATTAAGTCCTGCTCTGGGTTAATGCGCATATCCATTGTCAAGCTCAAAGCTGTTTGTAATTCGTCTGCATTGTTTCCTAAACCGCTGTTATCTTTGATACCAAACAAAACAGGAGATACTACACCGTGAGCGCGCATTATTTTTTCCTCTCCTTGCTTGTTTACGCTTTCCCATTGCTTGTGTGAATCGCTAACTTGCAAAGGCACTATTTCTACCGCAGCCTCTTTGCCGTCGTTAAATGATATGATAATCTTGCCAGCGTTTGTACTGCCAGTCATTTGCATCTTTATACGTCTTTCTATTTCTTCGCGTTGCTCTTCGGTTGCAGGAACGCCGTTGTTCATATTTACGATATATCCGTAACTAAAGCCGTTTTTAATGTGGTTTATATAATAGTTAGAGATTTCCTCCTCCATTTCTGCATACTGTAAACCGCTTTGATACTTTGGTAAAGAGTAATAAGACGCGCTATCTTGCGCATCGTTAATATATAAAATTTCAGTTTCTGAACCGTTTGTCGTTCCGTATTTAGGTATGAATTGTGGCGGGTTTTTTTTGGTTTCTTTCCAGTTTTCAGAATACCAAAATCCATCTACTTCTCCGTCCTCGTTAACCTTGTTAAACGCTAATTTTGAAACGTCAATATACTTGGCTTGCTTTGATCCGTTTTTGTTTGTAATGATTTGAAACGCAGCGTTAAATTGCAAAGCATAATCTTTTATAACCTTACGCATATCGCGCTTAGGTATAGCCGCTAACATCTTAGCATAATCCATTGGCTTGCGCGCTGCATCTCTAGCGTATAAGCCACGCCCAAAATAAAGGTTTCTATAACCGTTTATAATTGTGCTATTCGTTGGGCTTCCGATATACCTATCTTCGACGTACTGAAAGTAAGAATTGTCTTTGCCGTTTAAAACCCAATCTTTACCCCTTACCTCCTCGATTTTAGGCTTTACGTAATTGTTTAACTGTATTACTTTTATATCGCTCATGCTCGTAGTTTGTAATTTTGTAAGTCGGTTTGATTTGTGCAATATATTTCGCCTCTATAAACCACTTTTAAACCGTTATAAATATCGATAGTTAAGTTGCTGCCCTCGCTTAATGTTATGCTGTCTGTCGGCATTGTAAATGACAAATAGCCCAGCACCTCCACGTTAGGCGCGAACG